CCTTTACCTTTCTTGCCTTTACCTTTGCCACCGCCCCCACCAGAACCACCAGAGCCTCCGTCGTCTGTGTCGTCTTTCTTGTTTAAAAGCGTGATTTCATCAAACCCAGCTAGGCCTAGCAACTCTTTGACTGCTTTCTTGGCATTTTTGGCAGAGTCTCCGAGATTATCAGCTAGGCCACCTGAAGCATCGTCTGCATCGTCCATGGCATCAGCGAGGTCTCCTGCGCCTCCTGCTGCATCTTGTAATGCTCCGTTCATATCTCCGACTGCGCCAGCTACGCCGTCTTTTACAGTGGCTTTCTTATTGAACATCAACGCGATAAACTCAGCGAGTTTAGCAGTCACATTCTTCAAGACCATAGCGAATGAGTTCAAGACTGGCATGATAGCGTTGATAATCGGCAAGAATGCGTTACCGATGTTCAAAGCAGAGTCTTTCAATAACGACTTGAACAAGCTGATACTACCATTGACCGATTGTGACAAGGTCGTGCCATACTTAGCAGTTGCCTGCTCCAAAATCGCCATGAGGCGGATTTGTTGTTGGGTTTGATAGTCGAGTTGGTCCCAACTTTGACCATTTGCAAAGCGCTTGAATGCTTCTGTCGATTGAATCATGGCCACATTGACGTTGATTCCTAGGTCTTCAATTGCTTCGGTGTTTCCAAGCAAACCAGAACGAATCCGCTCCATAACGTCTGTAATGCTGCGACCAGAACCTTCAGCAACGACTGCCGACGTTTGCAACATCTTAGCAGTATATGCGCTCAGCTTGTTTGAGTCCTTGATAAAGCCAGAAAATAGGTTTGAGTATACTGCCCCATATTTCGTCGCTTCACCAACGCCCATATTCATAGCGTTTGCATTGTCATTTACCCATTTTAAGAATGTCTGTGAGCTCTCGCCCATCTGACGCTTGATTTGGTTAATTGATGCTGTAACTTCAAGAGCCATCTGCGTAGAGTACATGCCGACATCTAACAATTTCTTGCCAAGATAGGCAAAGCCAGCGAATTTGGCAAGTTTACCAAATACACCTAGCATTGAGCCAGACTGTGCCTTGATTTTGTTGGTTGAGGCTTGTACTTTGCTAGAGGCATCCTTGACCTTGTTCTCGACTTCTTTCATCTTGCTTTTGAAAGGTGCGATTTCAGCATCAATCATAACCTTGAGCTCATCAAGAGTAACTCCCATCTATTCTCCTTTCATTTTCATTTTTCGATTATGACTTTCAGCAAACATGCGCATGCGTTCTTGGTGCAATTTCAGCTCTTGTGCCAATCTCGCTTGTTCGACCTGCTCTCGCTCTTTCTCAAAAAGTTCAGGAGCGTAATCCCAAACGTCAAGCGGTTTAGCATCTTTTGAAAGCAAAAGAGAAACGTTATTTGCTATCATCTGCGAAAGTCTGTAAGATTCAATAATCTTTTCTTTTTGCTTTTGGATTGTGACACGATTATAGCTCTCAATCATCTCTCTGATTTCAAGTACCGTCAAATCCCAAAAATCGAGAGGCTTGCCCCCAATGTCCAAAAACATCGGGTATAACCTCTCGACCATTTCTTTTACTGATGTAACTGCAGTCGATTCTAGTCGACTACTTCCATTTTCGCTTTGGATTTCTTGGGAGATTTTTTGCTTGTTTTCTCCCGTGGCATAAAACCCGAAACTTGAAGCATCGGCAAGATAACGTCTGCCATGAATGCTGCCTGATCTCCACCATTATCAACATAATCGTCATATAGATCAGACACATCTTCAAATGAAATTCCATGCTCAAACTTTTGAAGCGCTCCATGAGTCAACAGCAACATGACTTTAAGGGGAGGTAAAGCAAAGGCTTCGCCCTCAGATGGCATGAAGACCTTGAGCAAGTTTGCTCCGATTTTTTCTTCGACTTTCGTCGCTTGCAATGAAGTGAGGCGGAGCTTTAACTCCTTATCCTCACTGACTTTCCAAATTGCGTATGGTAGTGCCATTCATTAACCTCCCAATCCGTCTGTAAATGTAAGCTCAGACTGCAAAGCGATCTTGAGCGTGAATTCGATAACAGAGTTCACTCCGCCACCGCCCAATTTAACGGACACTTGACCTTCAAATGTGACCTTAGTACCGTCTGGATAGGTTTGCTCAAAGTAGAGTTTCTTCTTGCCGTCTGCTGCCTTACGCAAAACACGATAAGGAGCAGTTGCGCTTGAGTTGTCATAAGCGAATTTGTACTCAAGTTCTCCAGCATCCCCAATACCAAATTCGTATTTCTTAACCTTGTCTGCAAGAGTCGTATTCTCGACTTTTTCAGGTTCAATACCGAATTCAGGTACTTCTTTCAAGCCTGTAAGATTTTGATAATTGCCTTTAGTTTCACTAAAAGCAAGCTTAATTCCGTTTGCTAACATGTTTTAGTTCTCCATTCTGTATTGATAAACCAATTGTGAATTAAGGTCAACGATTCCCTCGAAACGTATCAACTTGTGACGCAAATGCGACGGATCAGGCACGTCTTGACAATCTGTCCTTCGTAATCCTAAAGATGCAAAGATTTCATTGATCTTGACCGCTAAATCGCTTGTGCTATCTTTGTCGAAGATATCCACTTTATAGCGAATATGCGACTTCTTCTCTTGGTCATCGTACCATTCACCCGGTTTATTTTGTTCTTCCAAAAAAATGACGACTGGGACATTCTCCCAATCGTCTGGATAAGTATCGGTCACATTATCTGCGACCTTTTGTAATTCTTTATAAATTAAGGGTTTAATATTAATCATTTTATCTGTTCTCTTATCTTTCTACTAACGTATTTTGAGATATTCCTAGACACACGCTCGTGGTTATCTTTCAAAGCTGGATACAAGTAAGGTTGCGCAGGCTGACCATACATTTTGTAGAACTCACCTCTTTTCGCAAAGTGGTAAGGCCCTACGTTGATTTGGTCTTCATGCACGTACCAGGGACTAGAGCGATAAGACACGCTTATTTCTGGTGATAGGCCAGAGTGGTTAGCTTGTCCTTTCGGACCCGTTCCGAGTTCGACATAGGCAGCGTGGTCTGAGTTTGTAAAGACTTCGCTCGATATCTTATTGCCGTTTATTTTCAGTCTAACTCTGATGCTATTTCTCAACTCACCCTCGTTCGCTGGTGCTCTGAGTTTCGCTTCAGCTTGTACGACTGTTTTAGCAGCATGCAAGACCGCTTGTCCCACTATCTCGTTACTCTTTGCACCATATAGCTTACGACATTTAGCAATTAAGCTATTTGCTCCGATTAAACCTGACACGCTCTAACTCCAAAACTTGATGATGACTGTATACTTTCTTTGAGATAACCCGATGCGTGACCTCTGTCTTGCTATCGATACAGACACCGTCTTTCACGTTGATATCGGTATCCTTGCTCACATTTGCGTTCAAGATATCGTTGACACGGTCACCGTAAATCTCAGATTGCAACTTGCTAGTCGCTGGCCACAACTCAAGTCGTACTTCTTCAACCTCGTCCGAGTATCCTTCTTTAGCAATTCCCTCATTTGTCGCGGATTTCTTGAACCGCTTGAGGTTGTATGGTTTCAGTCTATTCTTTTTCAAAAACATGACCTGCCACCCTCGCTAACCGATGCATCCGAATACGCTGTAAAAGGCCCGTAGACAAGCCTGACTCACTGTAGGTTACAGATATACCACCTTCGCTCCTAGATTGCTCTCCCTCACTTCCAGAGCGATTGTAGAGCTCAATTACAAGTTCAGGGATAAGCCTTTCAAGCGCTGGTGTCAGCTTGTCTCGGTTCGTCTCAGATAAAATGATATTTTCAGCCCTTAAAAGTAAAGACGAGAGGACTGCTTCGTCACTCTCGCCCGTCAATGATTTTAGTTTTTCAAGTTCCATAAGACCTCCTAATCGTAAGGAGTCGTCTCGTCTCCTTGGGTTTCGATTTCGTCAATGATCTCGACAACGTCTGCGATATCGACCGAGAACTCACTCTTGAGATTGTGCGACAATTCGTTGAAACGCTCGTCTGTCATCTCAAAAACATCATTCTCATGTCGTCTCACTTTCGCTTGCCAGTCATTGAAGGCTTGTTTTACTCTGACTTTCATGGATCAGACCTCATTTCTTGATTTCAGCAAGCACGACTTTAGAATCATCTGAAACTGCGACTGTGTAAAACTCGTCAATTGAGATTTCAGTAGAACGTTTCAAAGACTTGCGGTCTACTTCGACGTTTGGATCGCGTTTAAGATAGACTGTCAATGCAGCAGTGTCTTTTTCAGTTTCATCATCATGAGTGAGCTTGATGATTGGGCAAGTGTAGAATGCGCTAGTGGTATCAAGAGCAACTTTCTTAGTCGCAACGATGCGTGTGTTAGCGATCATACCAATTTCACCAGTCATAACTACCTGGTTTGGATATTTATCCGCTGAGATGAAGTTTGAATCTTTACGCAAAGTTGTGACTTGTTTTGGATTGACAAACATAACCTTTTCAGTATTGACTTCTTCTTCGAACAAATCAATAGCATCAACAATTACATCGTAGCTAATTGCTTTTGTTTTTGAGTCAAATTTACGAGTGTTTGTTTTCAAAAGAGCATCCATTGCATCGTTATCGATTTTAGATGCGATTGAGAGTGCAAGTTGATTTTCAGCGTTACCAACTGGATCACCATATCCTGATAGAACAGCTTCGTCTGTCAACTCAACAGCTTTCATAGCTTTCTTGATTGTAGCGGTCTTAGTAGATGTTCCGAGAACTACAACGCCAGCTTCCACACCTTCGTTTACATCTTCGGCATCACCGATATATGTGTAAGAAGGGACTGTGATTGTGTTCCCTGGTACTCCTTCAAGCGTGCGGTCGATAGTTGCAAATGGAATTACTTGCAATTTCTTTGGTAGTTTAGCTGCGATCATATCTCCCATTACTTCGGGATTTACGAGATTTGCAATTTTAGTTTGTGCCATATGTTAAAATTCTCCTTGTTGATTAATTCAAAAACGAGTTATACAATTCAGGATTTGACTGCTTCAATGCAGCCTTCTCTGAATGACTCATTTGGAAAAACTGAGCTCTTGAAAGCCCTGATGATTGTTGTGGCGCAGTCTTAATAGGTGCGCTACCTTTCATGCGGTCAGATACGCCTTTCTGAACTGCATCCTCCCACGTTTTCTGAATACTTGCGACTGATTCAGTCACGGCTTCAGCGTTTGATAAATTAACCACGGATACTAATTCAACTGGTAAGCCACGTTCACTTAGCATTGCTTTAGCTTCTGCGGTCAATTCTTTACGAGCAATAGCCTTTTCACGGTCAGCAAGTTCTTGCTCACGCTGATCTAACTGATATTTCTGTTTTTCGTCAGCGTTCATCTTAGCAAGCTTTTTAGCTTCGTTTTCCTTGGCTTCTTGCTCTGTTTTCCACTTGGCAAACTTCTTGTCGATGATGGCATCGACATCTGCGTCCGTGTACTTCTTCTCGTCTTGCGGTTGTAGTGTAGGTTCTGCAGGTACCTCTTGGACTTCAACCGTTTCGACTGTTTGTGTTTCTTCGTTCATTGCGAACCTCCTATTTTTAAAGTCGTCCCCGACTGTATAATTCCATGGCTTTTTATGTCGTCAATGCTCGGACAAAACAAAAACCGCATCAAATATGACACGGTTTATAGCAATTTACAGTGATTTATAGCAGTCTATTCCTGCAAGTCAAGATGTTTGATCACCTACTAATCTTTAATGGCACGATTTGAAACCTTGGCGTAAACATCCACATAAGTCTCTTTCTTGTCTCCGTTATGTGTGATTTCTGCATAATTTCCGCAAGGCTCGCTTGATGTAATTGCATTCGTACTAACAAGAGCTTTCCAGTTTTGCAAGGTCTTGCTAAACCAAACTACAAAGCAATCTTCTGCTTTGATTTCACGGTCTGATAGACGTGAAAATTCTTGTGATGCCAATTGTTTTGCTTTTTCTAACATTTTTATTCCTCCGTTTTTTCGTATGTTTCTGCAAAAATATCCGGCTTGCATGGATAAAATTCACCTTGCACACCTTTGATGATATAATCCCCTTCAGTCGCAATCATCAACCCTTCAAGCGTTTCGATTTTTAAAAGAGGATTGCTTAAATCAGCGTAGTCAATCCGTACTGGGTCTAGTCCAAAATCGCATAGCTCATCTATAGCTTCTTCCGTATCTACGAACTGAACCGCCTCAATGACTACTGGTTTCTTTCTGTATTTCATTTTTTCAGTCCTTTCTTTACACCTTCAACTATTCCACTGATCACGGCCAGAATAATAAAGATTAACAACAAGAATACCAACCAGCCGAAAGCGATTGATACCCAATCCCAAATAAACATGTTTTTACTCCTTTCTATCTTTCAATCTAAGCACTCTCTTGAGTCTTAGCATTCTTTTCTACCCATTCTTTGAAAGCATCAAAAGTATTCATGTTTTTAAGAGACAAATACTTTTCAACTTCTTCAACGGCTTCATCAACTTTATCGTCATGAAAACAATAACCATTACCCGATAAATCAAAAATTTTATTTTGATTTTTCTTATCAACAATCCATAACTCCTCACCATGCCAAGCGCTCTATGGGTCATAACATTTCTTAGATTGAATTTCAAGGCCATTTTCTTCAATCAATCCTATCAACTTTTTGTATTTATTCATCAGACTCTCCTTTCTGAGCATGAAAAAAGCACTTAGATCTCTCTAGGTGCTTTGATTTCTAGCTATACTTATTATTTCTTTCAAAGTTGGTTTTGTCTTTCGTATTTTATCCCATGCTCTCATTTTTACAAAAGTACCCAAATAGATGCCGTTTATCTTTGGCATTTCGTTAGAAAGATTGTATTTCTCTCGAATCTCATCTTTATGACTTTCTACAAATTTACTACGAGGCAAGCAATAAAAGATACCCTCGCCAAAAAAACTTAAATCTTCATCAGATAGTTCAATAAGTTCTTCAGGTTTTACAAAAATCGCTCTATTTACTCTATCTTCAGGCCGATAAAAGGCTTTTTCTATGAACGATTTATCAAGTCCCATCTTCTAACACCTCCAAACCATAAATTAGCAAACCGTCTTCGCTTTCTGTTTTAGAAACAACGTTATATTTCAAGTTAGGCTTCATCAGATATTCTTTTTCAGGGTTATAATCTGCTAAATCAGCAATATAAGCTCCCGTCTTCTGACCTTTCTTAACAGTAACCTCAAATAATATATTTGCCCCGTCGCCGTCAATGGCAAACTCTTTAGCGTAATTTTTATCCAAACTGAATGAAGTGAAAGCTTTATCCAGCCTGAGAGATTGGCCAACCTCTAAATCCAAATATCCCAAATCTTTGCCTAAAGCAGATATAGACCCACTTCCACGATAGGCCTTAAAGCTTTCTTCCGGCGCAAATTTTGAAATAGCTTTCTCTAAGATTGGAATATTCGACTCAGTATCTTTTACAATATCTAAAGCAAAAGGTAAATCAGCTACATCTCCGTCGTTTTCAAACCAGAACTTTTCACGTATTTTTAAAGCTTCGTCAAGTCCATAGCGTTTTATATTATTGAAATTATGATGATTTTCTGTTGTATAAGAGTAAATAACGCTTCTCTCATCATCTGTAAGTCCATTATACCACTTCTGATAAGATTTTTGTTTCTTAAAGAAGTCGTCTATTTCACTTGGTTTATCAGCTACAAAAACCTTGTCATCCACTTCTGGCTTAGATTCTTTGACATCCTCCTCACCATCTACATACTTGCTATACCAGTCTTTATAAGTCATATCAGCAGGCACGTACTCGACTTTACCCGTTTCGGGATTCCTTGCTCTGCGTTCTAATTTACTGTAATCGATATCGTCATCGTGTGCGATAGTCGTAGACCTGCACCACGGATGCAAAGGCGGATAATTCACACCAGGCTCAGCCTTGTTCGTATCGTAGACCTTATTGTCGTGCTCCTGGCAAATGTGCGATGTGCGCTTATCCAATACTGCTACGAAGCGATACTTTGTGATTTCAGCATCTTCATAGCTAAGAAGTTCCATTTGGTTATGGAAGAACGCTGACTCAGTTCGAATCAAGCGCCTAGCTTTATTTTGACCAACTTCAAATCGTTCAGCTATTACTTGGGAGGTATCCTTGACACTTCGTCCAGTCATGAGACTTACTAGGAGCTCGTCTTTCACGCTTGAAGCAAGCGCCCCAGTATTTGACCATATCCTATCCGAATAGGCCTCTCCCGTCCATTTTAGGCCTTGTAGGCGTTTGATTTCTGTTTCAGGTAAATCAGAAAAGCTATAAGCAAGCCCTGTCTGCTGCTGCAAGTCAAAAGTAGCCTTGTAGTAGCTATCCTTCATGAGGTCGCTGTAAAAGGCATCTGAGCCTTTCTTCTCAGAAAGATAGATAGAACTACGCATCAAATCCAAGTCAGCACTTAACCGTTCAAGGCGCTTCATTCGATAAGCATAAGCTGGACTGTCTAAATCAGCAAGTAACCTTTGAATGTTTGGGTCATTCAGTCTAGCTTCAAGAACCTTACGAAGTTCGTTTAGATCCTTCTGGTCCTTCATATTTTTTAAGACTTGTCTAGCATCACGCTCGCTCAATCCATAATCACGTTGGAACTTGTCAAAGACTTTGTTGATTTGCTTGTCTAGATAGTCTTTAGATTGCTTATAAATCTCGTCGAACTTGTCCGCTTGTTTTTCAGCCTTATCCATCTGCTCATAGATGAGATTAGCCTTCCTCTTGATCCAGTAGTCCTTGTTCTTCATCTGCTACCTCATCGTCTGGCTTTGTGTTAACCTGATTAAAGAATGGCGCACGTTCCTTGGCCTTTTCTTTCTCTTCCTCGAGTTCTTCCAATTCAGCGTCAGGATCTTCAACGAATGGCAAGAGAGAAATAAGCTGACGAAGCGATACCTTACCTTCAAGATTATTGATAATCTGTGATAATTCAAGCAAGTTCTTAGGTAATCCACGGCTGAATTGTGGCACGATTGAATGTGCTTCAAGAGCGATCTGCTGCATGCCCAAATAATGAGCGAAGATAGCAATCCGTTGCCTGAGACCTCGCTTGTAGTTCGCTTCTTTCGTCTTAGTAATCATTTCAAGGCCCATCAGCTTGAATTCCATGGCTACGCCTGAACTATTGCCTGCGAAGTTCTCATCTGTTAAATTCGGCACATGGCTGAATGTGTAGATGTCTTCTTTCAAAGCCTTACGCAAAATTTCGGTCGCGTTCTCATCTAAAGCATTCTTCAAGAAATCAGCCTTGGCATCTGCTGGAAGTTCCAAAAGACCTTCTTCAGCAAGGATTCTCATTGCTTCTCGCGCTTCTTCTTGGTTGTCAGCTAACTGCGCACCGTACAGAACAAGGATAGACTCTACTGCTTGCTCTTTGTCATTTACACGATTTCCCATCAGTGAATTGTAAGCATCAATCAAGCTAATCTGTTGCTCGTAGTCGCCAATCGCAAAGTGATTGTTGCGATACTCAATGATTGGGATTTGCCCAAGATTATGTTCTTCTACTTTCTCATTCTGCGTTGTTCCTATGCTCGAATCACGCAGCACAATGTGATAATGCAGATTCTGAGTAAAGACTTCTGCTTGATACTTAGTAGCATCTTTCGTGTCGTCTTTGATTTCATAGTAGTAGACCGCAAACAAAGCCTTGCGTTCAATGCTATCATCGTAAACGATGAATACATCCTCAGGATCTACGCTAGTCGAATCAAGTTCAGCCAGTCCTTCTTTTGCATAGATGTACTCGTAAGCACGTCCATAGATAGCCATGTTCAGAGCGTTCTGCGCATCTACCTGGTCAATCTCTGCACCATCAAAAGCTACAAGCAATGGCTCGAGGNGGCCCCTCCCAGCCGTATTGTTATACTTGATAGGATTGCCCATGAAATAGCCAGTAGACGTGTCTGCGATGTCCTTTGCGTGATTGGCTACCGTCTTGTAATTCGGAGCATTCTTGTTTCGTCGCTCGTGATTCAAAATAGCATGTTCACCCAGATAGTATTTCTTCAATTTTTGCAAGCGACTGCGTTCTTGCGTGTGTTTTTGAATCAGCTTGTAAATCAATTTCTTGTTCAAAGCTGTTTCGTCATATCCATCTCGTGGATAAGTAAAAATTTGATACATTTAATTCCTTTCTATAAGCCGTATTTGGAGCGTCTGCGGACGGTTGCTTTCGGCTGTGAATGTTGTGAGTAAATCGCATAACGCACAGCATCCAGTACGTCATCATTCTCCTTTACTGGCTCGCCCGTCTTTTCATTCCAGATATACTGATAGACTTCATCTTTGAACTTGCTGACCTTGTTTGATACAAAAAAGCGCCCAGCCTTCATCAGCTTGGCGACTTCTTCAATTCCAGACAAGACTGACTTGTTAGCGTTAAAGGTTTTTAATTGTTCTCTCTGAAACCTAGCTACGTGCTCAGGTCGTGCACTATCTGCCCAGAAAGTGATATTGCCATATCGTTCTTTGATATCCTTAGCGAGTCCTACCCAAAAGTCTATCTCTTTGTACTGGTAAGCGTGTTCTTCTAACAGATAAACCAAACCGTCAGACGTTTCTCCGATAACAACGATAGAGCCATAGTGCTCATATCCCCAGTCGACACCAGCGTATATCTTCGTGATATCCTTTGGCATGTCTTCTACAAACATTTTCTCGCTAAAATCACGATAAACAACGCCTTCACCAGTCACCCAAAGACCAAGGATATCTCTATCGTAAAATACACCAGCTGGCGTAGCATTTTTGATATTCTCGCGGTATCTATCAGACATGAATGTATTATCGTCTAACTTGAAATGAAAGTCGATAATCATATCATCACCAGAGTTGATATAATCTCGTCTGAGCCAGTGAGTTGGGATATCTGGGTTACTATCCCAAACAATCCGTGCACCCTCTCCCGAACAACGTGAAATGATTTCTTTAAATACCTGTTCATTAGCGAGTGACGCCTCGTTTATGTAAGCTCCAAAAGCAGTAAATCCACGAGCACGTTTTAGTCCTGAAATTGACCCAGTGTAGACTTGAATCACTTTAACTCCACAAAGAGTAAACGATCCGTGCTTGTCGTATTTTGGCTCAATATCAAACATGTTATAAAGTTCTTGTATGATATTATTTTGTATCGAAGTTGAAGACGTCCCAGCTAAGATGTACATCGGTTCATCGATGTCTAACTTATCAGCTGTCTCTCTCACTCGTGCGATCTCATTCATGAAAACCATGTTGTTTAGAACAGTTTTACCTGAACGTTTCGCACCATGAAGACCGCAAATAAAGAAATCATCGTTCAAAACTCGTCTAAGAACTTGCTCTTGTTTTTGCGTGAACTTACTTGTCATTGAAAGCACCTCTCAAAGCCTTAGCAAACTCAACAAGTTTGTCATTTTGTTCATTATCCTCGCCGATTTGAGTTTTGAGTTTTTCGATTTCTAGTTTCAGTTTTTCATCGATCAACTCTAAGTCGTGGAAAGTCATATTGTTCATACCTTCCAAAGCTGCGAGGAAAGCGTTCGAGTTAGCTTGTCTGATGCCATCGTTCTCTATGCTTGCCCTCGCTTTATTTTTGAGCCATTCAAACTCGTTGAAAGCCTGTTCTCTAGACCATAGAGACATGTTCGAGAACTGTTTTAAAAGCTCGCGATACCTCACCAAAACCTCACCATTTTTCAATAGTTCACTGGCTTTGTTGTCAACTACATTATCACGCCATTTCTTAGCGGATGGATACGCTTGTCTATATGCTTGTCTTTGAGATA